ACGTTTTCTGTATTATCTGACATTTCATTACCTCCTTCTGCGTTTGCCTGTTTTGCAATTGTTTGTGTTTCAGGCAACGTAAATCTTGATTGCTTATGTGCATCAAGAATCTTATCTATCTCTTTTGCTTTATTAACGTCTGAGCTTTCGACCCATCCTATTAATTCCGCTGGCTTTCCAGATACTGGAGAGTCGTATGTTTTATCTGTTGAGATAAAAACAGAATCACTGTCTTGACAGTAAAATATATTTTCTGTTACTACACCTACTGCAATTCCCTTTGCTATAAGTTGTCCATTTACTTTCTGTATAGAAAGAATGTTGCATAACTCATTTGCTGGTGAATCAACAATAGAAAGTTCAATTAGTTCATAGTTCTTAATAAATCTTACGGTCTTACCGTTCGCCTTGTTAACTTCATTGTCTGACTCAAGAATCTTTCCGCCGATTGAAAATCCTGATAGGGTTCCGTCTAAAACTTTTTCCCAGGTATCTTGTGCGCCCTTTGAGATGTATGCATCTACGTAGACTCCGTTAAAGAACTCTTTTGACTTTGGGTCATAGAAGCTTTCTGGTCTGAATGAGACCATCTTGCCTACTGCATTTGATCCATGCATTTCACGAATGTTTCCACGGAAACTTTCAAATGCCTTGAGACTTGATTCTGATGTTACAACATCGCCAGTCTGGTCAACATTGTCTAGGGTAGCAAATCCAGAGACAGTTCTCTTTTCACGGTTAACTTTAGTAAAAGGTACCGACAGATTAATAACGTTGCCGTTACTGGTCCATAAAGACTTTTCAATGTTCATATGCTTAATTTTATAGGGTTATACACTATAAAGCAAATAACAGTTGAGTGGACTTAGTCAACCTGTCTTCCGTCGCCTTTAGCATTTCTGCCTTCTCCATCAATATCTGGGGAAGCGGCCTGACGGTCTTGAGATCTTTGTCTTGTATTTCCTGCTTGGGCTCTTTGCTCTGCGGCGTCTTGGCCTTTTAAATCGACCATGTCGTCTCCGCCGTCAAGTGGAATCATACCCTTTCTAATTCTAACTTCATTAGGGGTAATTACCTGCATACGTAAATATCTTTCATCAATTTTAGACTGGGTGTCTTCATCGGTCAAAGTCAATTCATTAAATTTTAAACTAAGGGCATCTGTCTTTTCATCGAATATTGCATTTATTTTTTTCTCAAGTGTCATTTGGGCTGGTCGGCAAACCTGCTCTTTAAATGTTTTATCGGCATCTCTTGCGACTGCCAAATTTACACCTTCTGGAGTTCCAATTTTATTAATTGGGACACGGTGAGCCAATAGGATTTCGTCTCTATTTGATTTACGATACTTTTCAAATGAGCCTTCTTGATTACCCGCCTCAATTGGCTCCATTTTAAATTCAACCTTTGAGTCTGGGCTGTCTGCTGGAAGTGGGACATATAGGGATCTGTGGTTCTTTCCCTTTAATCCAACTTGGAAAAACTCAAGCAATTTACGCTCTGACTCTGGGGAAAGCTTTGCCCCCTTTACTGTAATAATATATCTTGGGACCGCTTTGTTTTCAAAGTAGTCCAGGTTATATCGACCAGATAATTCATTACCTGCGAGTGCTACCTGTGCAGCAATAATATCTGGGATACCATAATAGTTGTTCATCGGTGTATATTTCTTAAAATGAATAATCTCATTTGGACGATCCTCTTGCCCAGCAATTGGATTCTCTGTTTCAGTGTCTCCGAAGTTATTAAAGAATACAGCCTTGCCGTATAGCAATTGAATAAAGCCATCTCTTATTCTACGGACACGCATTGTCTTTGCTGGAATATGTCCAATATATCCGATGTTTCCGCCTGTTGTTCTACCTACTTCAATGTAGCCATTTCCTGTTGCCTCTAAATCTGTGTATACCTTAATCAAGGTTTGCGTAAATGTATCTTCTGTATTCGTTGTGTCTAGCCAAGAGTGTATGTCTTGACGTAGTTTGTTTAATTTTCTGCGGGCTCTTTCTAACTGCTTATCATCTGTAATAGAATCAAAAGCATCGTTTGTTTTCTTTGTCTCAACAAAGTCATATCCTAGGCCAACAATGTTGGCAACTTTTGCATTAATTGCTGCATAGTTATATGTTGAAATTTCATATACCTTTGAAAGGTATTCTTGATTATATGGAGGCTCAATAAGATCGAACATTGCATAGCCAGTTATGGCTTGTGCTAATAGGTTCTGCTGTGTCCCTGTTTGCTCTACGCCACCAAACGACTTTGAGAACTCTCTATTTATTCTGCGCTTAAATGATGATCCTAAACCTCTAAGCTTTTTGATATCCTCTAGACCTACCGCAAATGGGTCATTACTTTTTTCATCTTTTTTAAAAGAGAACCAGTCTGCTGTATTTGATATATCAACAATGTTTTCTGAGTTGTCTTCGTTAAGGAATTCTGCTGTCATCTTAAACCACCTAGTTTCTTCATTTCGTCCTTATAGTTACCAATATCATATGGGTCAGGAACTAGTCCCCAATTGAGTCTTTGCCTTTGGTGCTCAAACTCTTCATCATCAATTTTCCTTCTAGCGGAAAGAAATTTAGGCCCGCCTTCGTATATGCCGAACGAGCGAACTTCTCTAGCCAAAGCATCGATGTTGGATCTATTGCCTTTTTTGGACGTGACTGAAAGAAAGTTCCCATCGTCATCCCCAATCCATTTACCGTTTGGCATCTCCCAGACATATATGCCCAAGATAGACTCTTCTTCGTTAATGTTATATTTAGCCTTGTTAATATCCATAGACATAAATCATACCATTATTTCGTACTAAAGTCTAGAGTTTGTCCACACCTTGGACAAAATTATAAGCTAACTGACTCTGGCTCTACCACAGTTAGAAAGAAAGGAGTAGAATCGTCACCATAGGATGACTCTATTAGTGAGAATGAAGTATCGTTGATCTGATTTATGGTATTCCCCGTATATAGCAAATAGTGGTTCGCTATAGTATTTGTCGATAAGGCACTCTCATATACGGCTACGTTATTATACATATGCCCTATGCCAGACTTGGTGTCATTCTGATTCTGATTAAATTTGATGCTTGTATCAGATGATGTTAGATTAATTACAATATGATGTGGTGTATCTACTACTAGGAAGTTCCAGACATTTGTTTCCGCCGTCCTATCTATGCCGTTTACATAAATTGAGGATATGCCTGTCTTTGTTATTGCCCCCGCAGAATTCCATTCGTACTTTTTAGCTGCCCCTGAGAATAGGACATTCTCATTATACTGTGGGGTGTATATAAGTTCTATGCAAGAAATGGCGGGAATAGAATTCAGTGAGAACCCATGTCCGCTATACATAGTCAATCCATTATTACTATTATAAGAAAGGGTCTTGCTATTATTCTTTGGGAGGGAATAGTCATAAGCAGAAGATACATAATATCCTGAATTATCGCTATAAAAATTCTTGCCAGTATAGAAAGCTATTTCTAGGGATCTGAGTATTGGGAGATATTTGGTTGTATCTGCAGATGATAAAGTTATCCTTAAATAAACAATCTGTGAGAATTGATTATCGTTCTTATTGATATATGGAAGAGGGCTTCCATTCTTACAAGTCCGCCAAGTGATATTATCAATGCTTGCCTCTACAAGAATTCCAGATACATCATTGCTCCAGTGGATCTGTGAGGTATCTATATTTAAATAGTTAGGGACAATAAAATAGTCTGTGAATGTAAATGATGCAGTTGCTGCAGTAGTTGTTTCTGGTATATAGATGTAAGAATTATCATCAGATATTGAGATCCCGCCCGTTGCTACTTCAGACCACGTCTTGGATGTTGGGTATGAGTAAATAAACTTAGGCCTCATAGATTCTGTATTCATACTGAATAGGTATCCGTTATCTGCTGCCACAATTTGAGAGATGTTTACTTCTTGGGTTCCCTCATTGTAATGGCTTAATACCTGAGTGCCAGAGAGAGCGTATCTATAGAATCCTACACAATCTATTACAAATCTGCCAGTAGAAGGTCCTGATTGAAAGGTTGCTGTCTCATTGGAAAACTTGTATGAGTCTATTTGCAATGCATCAGCAATAAACCCGTTTATGTATAGGGACAAGATGTTGCTCTGGAATATGCCAACAATATATACTACTTCAGAATTTGATACTGTGGCCTGAACTTGGTTGGCTCCAACCCTAAATATGATATTGCCGTTTTGATAAAATATGCCCGTGTTTGTTGCAGTGTCCCCAACTATTGTTGTGCTTACGTTATATCCTGGAAGTGCACACCAAGCCTCTATAGAGAAAGAGTTATCTTTGTAGTACTTTGTAGCAATTCCTTTTGGGTTATATGTAATAGTGGTTGAGCTTAAAACCTCAGTTCCTCTTACGGAACCTGTTACTAAAGGCATTATTTGTTTTGAAGAAGCGGAAGAAGCAGTACCGTTATTTAAACTACCTGAGTAGTCGTAAATCTGCACTCCGCTTATTTCTCCGTATGTAAGACCACTATCTTTTAAAGCTTGATATGTTGCATACTGAGCTAGAAGTTGAGTAAATGTGTTAGTGGTTCCAGACTGAACTTCATCTAATAAGTAGAATGAGTTTGGGAAGTCATTTA